AGAATCTTGCTCCACTAGAACTTTACTAAAAGGGTACTCTAATTGTGTTTTTCTTTTGGATGCAGAAAAAGCTAAGAGATATTTTAAAGAAAATAAATAAGTTCATAAATTAAGCATTAGTTTATGAAAATAAGGTATTGAAAATGGATATAGTTGAAAAGTTACAATTTAGGATTAAAGAATTAGAAGTTGAGAATGAAAAATTAAAAAGACAGTTGAATAAAGAAAAAGGAAAAGTGGGAAGGAAACAAAAGCTTAAAGAACATGAAATAGAAACTATGAAGTTTTATAGATTTCAAGGAAAAACATATAAAGAGATAGCTGAACTATTTGAATGTTCTATTGGATTAGTTTACAAAGTAATAAATAAAAAATAAAGGAGGACTAACACTTCTTTGAATAGGAGAGTGGGATATGTTAACTAAGAATGAAAAAGCAATAGCATCAAAGATAGCTAAGGATCTATTGAAAGAAGGAATGCTATGGGGCGAAGAATTAGAAGAATACGCTAAGTTAAATGCTAAAGGATTAATGAAATTTAAAAGTGATGAACATTACTTAGAGTTTGAAAACCACTTATTAGATATGGTTGAAAAAGAAATATCTAGAGAAATATTAGTAAAAATGAATGATGAGAAATTAAAGTTCACTACTATAAAAAGTGCAGCTGAAACGACAGGAGTTAGTCAGGATTTTTTATATAAGAACTTAAAAAAATATCGTGCATGTTCAATTATTAAAAATGAAACTAACATAGTATTTGAAGTATTAAGACCAAAATTGAATTTAATATAGGTGAGAGTATGAGTATAAAAGAAAGTGCAATAAAACTAATAGAAATCGTTAATGAGATATGTGAAGAGCAGAATTTAGATATACAAGAGATTATAGATAAAAAGGATTATGAGTTTGATGGAATATGGGAAGAAGCAGGAAGAAGATTTGATGGTATTAATAAGCAAATAAATGATTCTTGTTCTTGTAAAAAATGCAAAAAACATGAAACTAACATAAAAGATGTAGAAGTACTTTGTAATAGAAAGAAAGCAGACTGGGAAGGAAAAGGAAACTTAATTAAAGATGGAGTTGTTATAGGTTTAGAAATGGCACTAACAATGTTGAGATAAGTTTATAGGAGAGATGCAGATCATGAAGAAGCTAAAGAAATTAACAAGAAGACAAAAGAACATATTAGCAAGCAATGGATTCGATTTTATGCAATATTTATTAGAAAGACAGGACCATAATAGCTTTACATTTGTACATAGAGAAACAAAAGAAACATTGAAACTTAATTTTAAATAAATAAGGGGTGAGATAAGTGTTTGTTGTAAGTAAATATAGACACGAAACTATTTTAAAAGAAAAAGAAGAAAAACATAAGCAACAATTAAAACATAAAGAAGAGCAGTGCAGACACGCTTTAAAAAGCAAAGATAATAGAATTTTAGAACTTAAAACTGAGAAAGACAAATTAAAAAGTGAATTAGAATTAAAATCTAATAATGAAAAAGAAATACAGGACCTAAAAAGTAAGCTTGAAGAAGCTAATAGAAAAAATGAAAAATTAGAAAAAATAAATAAAGATTTACAGTCTAAAGTAAATGTAAGTATTATAGCAAAACAACAATTAAAGGCACTATGTGTATGTAAATTAGATAAGAAAAACTTTATGTATACACTTGATTTAACACCAGTAAATATTACTGTATCTGGTAGAAAAGTTTTTGAAATAGCACAGTTGTTAGGATAGGTAAAAAATGAAAAGTTTATATATATTTTTAACTTATTTTGCTTTTTTATATGGAGGCATAGAAATATTAGCATATATAGCTGATAAGAGGGGGAGTAGAAATTGAATATATTAGCAGCTAGAGAAAAGACATGTATTCATTGTGATGGAGTTGAGTACAAGTTAAAAACAAAGTTAGGAGTATTTTATCAATGCTCTAATTGCGGATGTATGCATAAATAAAAGGGAGATGAAATAAATGAGAATAAATGTTATAGCTTGTCCTTCATGTGGGCAAGCAGACTGCTTAGAGAAAGATAAAGAATTTGATTATAACGGAACTTTTGAATGTGAGTGCGGAGAAGAGTTTACTTTATCAGAAGCTAAAATAATTGAACTAGAAAGAAAGTAAATTATAAGGAGCTGAGTTAAATGTATAGAAAGAAATGTAAATATTGTGGCAAAGAGTTCGAATCAACTCAACCTAATGCTGAATATTGTAGTAAATATCACGGTGGTAAAGCTAGAACAGAAAGAAAAGAAGCTAAAAAGAATAAAATAATGGCTATATGTGTCCATTGCGGAGAAGTAAAAGAGCTTATAGATGGATATATATGTGAAGAATGTAAAAATAATTTAGAAACGTATGTTGAAAATATTACAAATGGTTCTAATTGAAAATAAGGTGATTTTATGAAATATGAAAACTTAATTAAAGGCAATGAAATAAAAAAAGACAAAGAAATAAAAATAAATGAACATATGTGTATTGTAAGTTTTTTAGCATTTGCTCATGAACAAAACTTTATAGATACAAGTACAAAAGTTAATTTAATGAAAAATATTCAAACTCATTTAAAAGAAAAGGAACTAATGAAAAAAAAGTTAGATGATCCTAATGTTAAGTTGTTGATAAATCAATTGAAAATATAGATAAAAGGAATGAGACTATGATAATTAAAATTTATGTTAGAAATAAACTAGAACATGTTGGAGTTAATGAATTTGTTGCTATGAATAATTATTATACATATTGCCAGTTATATGGAAAGGCTAATGTTGAGGTGGAAAGGTCCCCTAATCAAAGTTTAGAGAGTGCACTTAAAGAGTTAAAAAAATAAGATTAAGGAAGTTGATACTATGAAGAATAGAGAAAGATTATTTGCTATGATAGCTCCATTTGTAGCATTAGTTGTAATGAGTGCATTAAATATATTTGTACAAGCTATGATTAGTTAAGGAGGAAAATCAAATGGCAGGATTTATAGCAAAACAACCAAATGGATTATATTGTAGATTTAGTACTATTGTAGATGCTCCTACACATTATAATATGACTTTTGAGGATTATATAAATGTAATAAAAGAAAGTGGATATAATCACGAAGCAGCAGTTAAGGAAGCTAAAGAAGTTATTGAATATCATTTAAAACCATTTGAAGAAGTTATAGAAAGATTTGTACCTAACAATATGTCAGAAGAAGCTTTTAAAGAATGGTTAAAGATAGTTGGATATAAGGATAAAATATAAATTTTATTTAAGAGGGTGATTATATTATGTTTAATGATAAGGAACTAAGGTATATAGCAGATGCAATAGACGATAAAATTGAATATTTAAAAGACTGTTTTCATCGTATAACTTGTATGAGTGATGAAGAAATAACTCAAGAAATAAATATGTACAAATCTATTTTAAGAAAGATACAAGTATAAATAAAATAATTCATTTATATAAAATATAATTTTTATTTAGAAACGGAGAACAACATGCTATATAAAAAAGGAATGATAGAAAGTAAATATTGTAGTAAATGTAAAGAGGTTCAAGGTATGGAGTTTATGGGTTATGATATAACTTCTGTTCCTATAAAAGAAACATGGGAATGTACTATATGTAACACTTTAAATGAGTATGAATGCCTAGAAAGGAAAGATTATGAGTAATCATATATTAAGATGGCAATATGGAATATTTCAAGATAAAGTTAAAATTCATTACACATATGGTCATATAGATACTTTAAGAGAAAAAGCAAAAGTTATAGCGAAGGATGATAGAGTTGTTTTTATATCTATAGATAAAGTTGAAGAAGTTCTAAAAGATACAAGAAACGAAAAGGTAATGGAGTATATAGAAAATAATACAATAAAATAATTCATTTATATAAAATATAATTTTTATTTAAGGAGATTGGATTATGAAAGTAAAATTAGATGTAAGTTGTTGTAATTGTGAAAATTTTGCTGTTAGTGGTGAAGGGAAAGAGTATTGCTTGAAGGATAAAAAGAATATTGATTTATTTGGGTTTTGTAAAAAATTTAAAGAAGATGAATTTATTAAATATATAAAATAAAAATAATAAATAAAATAATTCATTTATATAAAATATAATTTTTACTTATAAAATAGGAGGTACTACTATGTACGAAGTTGGAGATAAGGTTGAATACAAAAACTGTATTTTTATAATGAAAGCAGAAATACTAGAAATATTTAAAAATCCAGAAGATGATTATAAGTACTATATTGCTTATGAAGATTATGAAGGAGAAGAACATGAATGTTTGGTTAGAGAAGTAGATTTAGTAGGTTTTTCAAAAGGAACTAAGAAACACTTAAAGCAAGAACTTAATAAATTAATCAAAGAATATTCAAGGGAAGAAATATTGGAAATTTTATAAATAAAATAATTCATTTATATAAAATATAATTTTTATTTAGGAATGGAGGTTAAATATTATGAAAAAAATTATAAGTGGGTTAATTATAGGTGGGATTTTAGGAATGAGTTTTACCGTATATGCAATGGAAAAGAATACAAATTATGAAGAACAAGCAATAAAGTATTTAGATAAAGCAGAAAAAGGGAGGGTTGCACATCAAGTTTCAAATAGGTCTAATATGAGTATCGCATATTCTAATTTAGAAATTTTAAAAGAACTAAGAGAAATAAATCAAAAACTAAAATAAAATAATTCGTTTATTAATGGAAGGGTGAGAATATGAGTAATATATTTAAAAAGATAAAGGAGCAACAAGATAGAAATAAAAATAAAGAGTTAAGAGAAACTGGAAAAGTTTTTAAATACATAAATAGGCCAATTCCACAACCTCAACCAATTAGATTAATAAATACGGGATTTTATAATATAGATACATTTAGATATAGAGTTTTTACTAAAGATGATTTTATTAGATATTTTGTAAATAATAGGAAAGCTCCAAATATAACTAAAAATACATTTAAAGCTGCAGAACATAACTGGAACGTAATAAGAAAAGGATATAACTTTGTAATAGCTGTTGGAAATGAAGATTTGATGTTTTAGCATAGATTCATTTAATGAGCATATAGGAGGTTATAGCAATGAGAATAAGTAATGAAAAAAGAAAAAAACTTTATAACTTAATAAACATATTAGAAATTAGACCTAAGTACGAGGATTGTTATATAAATGATTGCATGGAATCTAAAGATAGAAAAGGATTAGGAGTTAAATTTGATTTATGCATGTTTAAAAATTTAAGTATATATATACCAAATATGAGTTTAATTGATGAACATTTAATAAAAGATTATATAATACAAAACTTAGAATCAATAATAATATAAAGAATTTAAATAAAAATAAAGAGTAATTAAAATAAAATATTACCCAGTAGGTATAAAATTCTTTTAGAGAAGGTTAGATTACAACAGTAATAATTATGAAGACATTTAGAAAAGTTACGATTGGTTAAGGAGAGAAAAATGAGAGAAAAAAGATTTAGAGCATGGAATGAATTTCAAATGCTAAGTGACAAAGATTTAAGAAAAACAGCAGAAGAATTATATACGGAAGCTGGGAAAAGTGGTCAATATAAAAACTGTATAATAATACCGAATTGTGAAGATATAGTAGTAATGCAATATACTGGACTGAAAGATAAAAACGGAAAAGAAATATATGAGGGAGACTTATTAAAAGATAGAGAAGGATTTATATGGAAAGTACATACATTAATAAATGGTATTTTTAAAATATCATGTGATGATCTATTTGCTGTAGAAAGTGCAGATTCAAGGGCTATATTATGTGAATTAATAGGAAATATATATGAAAAACCAAATGAAGATATGATAATAAAGATTTATGTTCACGATGAACTATACCATGTTGGTGTTAATGAATTTATAGCTACACAAAACTATAATACATATTGTGAATTATTTGGAAGAGATAATGTAAAAGTTGAAAGATTTAAATAAAGATTAAATCAAATAAAGTATTAACGGTAGATATAAAAATAAAAGGAGTTGTGTTTATGAATGTAAAAGAATTAGCCTATTTATCAGGCAAACATACAAACACTATATATGATTTAATTAAGAAAAAGAAAATAAAATGCATCAAAAAAGGCAAAGCTTATGAAATTGATACACATGATCCTAAAGTACAGGGGATGATTATTGGAGATTCGAAATTCGTTGAAAAAGAACAAGCGATAAAAACAGTAACTCATATGAGGTTAGAGGAAATTAAACGTTTAGATATGCATAGTGTTTTATGCTACATGCAAAATATTTCCAACAGATTTAGTGAAATAAATAATTTAAGAGATGAAATTGATTCGAATTATTATTGGGAACTAATTGAAGGGTTAATTAAATCAGAAGAATATATACAACTTAAAAATAAAATTATAGATATAAATTCATACAAACACTTAGAAAATGTAATCGAACGTATGTATAAAAATGAAGTTAGAAAGATTAAAGGTTAGATTTTTATGAAAAAGATTTATATAGAATGTAGAGAATGTAATACATATTTTAAGGTAGAGAAGGTGAATCAAAATTGCATATGTCCTATATGTAATCATAAAGAAGAATTAATTGTAATAGATCAAAAGGAAATAAAGAAGAGGAAAGATAGATAATGTATAAATATATGAAAAGAAATGAAGAAACGGAACAAATGACATTAATAGATTGGTGTAATATAAATATTTGCAAATACCCAGAACTAAAGCTAATATACCACATTCCAAATGGAGGCAAAAGAAATAAATTAGAAGCTGCAAGATTAAAACGAGGTGGAGTTAAAAAGGGAGTTCCAGATTTATGTTTACCTGTTTCAAAGGGAGCATATCATGGACTATATATAGAAATGAAATTCGGTAATGGTAGGACAAGTAAAGAACAGAAAGAATGGATAAATGATTTAACAGAACAAGGATATAAAGCAATAGTATGTAATGGATTTGAAGAAGCTAAAGACACAATAATAAAGTATATGTCAATTGTATAAGAGGTGGGAGTTTTATGGTAGATAAAGATATAGAATATAAAGATATAGTTAAAGCAGTAGTTAAAGAAATTAGAAAAGAAGAAAATGAAAAAAAGAAAAAAGAAATTTTTCATAATACAAAGGTGCTTATGAGAAATTACAATGATTTAAAGAGTCATATGAAAAATGCTATAGATGATGTAAATGGCTTGGATAGTACAGATATAGACTTAACTAATTTAAATACAGATGAAATATATATATTGAGTATAAAAAAGAGTAAAGTAAAAACAGTAATAATGATATCAAATATAGATATTGCATTAAAAGCATTGAAGAAGAAGCAAATTAACAATAATACTATTGAAAAGTATAAAGCATTAGAGTTGTATTACCTAAAAGAAAAGACATATGAAGAAGTAGCAGAAAACTTAAAATGTAGTGTCATATCTGGAAGAAGATGGGTTTCGGAGATGTTAAGAGAATTAAGTGTATTTCTATTTGGAATAGAAGCTTTAAAGATATAAATGTGATAAAAAGTTGATATTTTAAAGATAATTGAATGATGTTAAAATGATAGTGTGAGAAAATTGTAAGTAAAACAAATCACATAATAACTATTGATATAAGGCTAGATAAATCCCCGATCTAGCCTTAAAATGAGGATATAGTTTAATTGGCAAAACAAGATAACTTGATATACTGTTAATATTTTTTACCATTTACAGTTTTTGACGCTATAAATATGTATGGTTATTAAGTAATTATCGCAGGTTCGATTCCTGCTATCCTCACCAATAAACTTTACGGCTCTGAAGAGCAACTCTATAGCGGTATGGAGTATAAACTAATATTATGTTCTCAAAGAAGACTAGATTAATTTCTAGTCTTTTTATTTTATAAAAAGTGAAGGAGTGGAGAGTATGACTCAATATAGAAAGAAAAGCGAGATAGTAGAAGCTATTAAATGGACTGGAGATATAGAAAGCATAGAGACTATAGATTGGGTGAAAGAAGAAATAAAAAAAGAAAATATATTATTTGCAGTTGATGGAGAAAAAGATAAAGATGCAGTATGTTTAGTAGATATTGGAGATGAAATACTTAAAGTTAAAAAGATGGATTATATAGTTAAGAACAAGTTAGGTGTTGCTCCAATGAATGAAGAAGATTTTAATAAAATGTATGAGCCAGTTAATAAATGTGTTATTGAAGCTAAGATAGATACATCAGCAATTGCTGAACGTGTAAATGAAACTATACAGAAGTTTAAAGATGATTTAAGGAAGAAGGGTATAAATGTTTAAAAAGTTTTGCAGGTGTGGGAAGATAATACCACAAGGGCTTCCAAGATGTGATGATTGCCAAGCTAAGTTTGATAAGAGAATAAATGTGACAGATAATAAGAAAGCTTATAAAAAATATAAGGCTAATAGAAAAGATTTTAAAGAGCAAAAATTTTATGGAAGTAAAGAGTGGAAACTTGTTAAAGATTCTGTAAAGTTAAGAGATAAAGGATTATGCATGCTTTGTGATTCTAAAGGTGATGATATGTATGTTGATGAGGTTCATCACATTGTAGAGTTAAAAGAAGATTGGTCAAGAAGATTTGATATGAATAATCTTATTTGTTTATGTAAAAGATGTCATTTTTATGTTCATATGAAGTATAGAAAAGATAGTAAAAGTAAAAAAGAAATGCAAGATAAACTTAGAAGTTTAATAAAAAGAAATTTATAAAAGGGTAGGGGGTAGTCGAAAAGTTTTTGGACTCTTCATCTGTCCATGGATTTCACGGTTTTTGCGCGGAAATTCCCTAAATGAATTTTTTTGAAAGGAGGAGTTATAGATGGCAAGACCTAGGCAACCTACTGATTTACTTTTAGTTAAAGGGCGTAAACACCTTACAAAATCAGAGATTGAAGAAAGAAAAAATAGTGAAATAAAAGCTAAAAATGATAAGATAAAACCACCAGATTATTTATCAAAAGATGAAAAAAAAGAGTTTAAAAAAATATCAAAAGAGTTAATTGAGATAGGAATTATGTCTAATTTAGATATAGATAGCCTATCTTTTTTTATTAAAACTAGAAGTGAATATTTAAGAGTTACAAAAGAGGTTAATGCAAGAGGACCTACAAAGGAAATAGAACTTGAAATAAAAGATGATAATGGAAAAGTTATTGAAACTAAAAAAATAAATATTGTAGATGATGATTATGAAAGATTATTAAAGATGCAACTTAAACTTTTAAGTAGCTGTAGAAAAACAGCGAGTGATCTTGGACTAAGTATAGCTAGTAGATGCAGATTAGTAGTTCCTAAACAAGATAAGGAAAAACCTGAAAATAAATTTAATAAGTTTATGTAGGTGATTCAATGATAGATAGAGTTACTAAATATGCATTAGATGTAGTTGAAGGAAGAGAAATTGCTGGGAGAAATGTTATCTTAGCATGCAAAAGACATTTAGAGGATTTAGAAAAGTCAAAACTAGCTCAATATGTTTATGAATTTGACGAAAAATTAGCATTAGAAGCAATAGAATTTTTTGAAAGTTTAAGATTTACAGATGGAGAAATTGCTGGGCAAGAGGTTGAACTATTTGGATTCCAGGATTTTATAATAGGTTCTCTATTTGGTTGGGTTTCAAAAGAAACTGGATATAGAAGATTTAGAAAAAGTTATGTTCAACTTGCTAGAAAGAATGCAAAATCCCTTTTAAATAGTGGTTTAGCTATTAAATTATCAGCTTTTGACAATTATCCAAATGCTCAAGTTTATTGTACTGCTACAAAAATGAAACAAGCTAGAATAGTTTGGGAGCAAGCTAGTAAGTTTATTAATGCAGAACCAGATTTAAAAGAATTATTTAAGATAAAAGACCATGATGCAATTATAGAGTCTCTATTTAGTGGAGGTAAAGTAATGGCACTAGGAAGAGATACAGGAACTATAGACGGTTTTGACCCTCACGGAGGTATAATAGACGAATATCATAGCCATAAAACCAACCAAATGGTTAAATTACTTGAAGATGGTTCTGTTAACCAGGCTGAATCTTTAATTAGCATAATAACTACGGCAGGGTTTAATTTAAATGGGCCGTGCTATAAAGAATGGGAATACTGTAAAAATGTTTTAGAAGGCGTTGTAAATAATGAAGAATATTTCATATACATAGCACAAATGGATAAAGATGATGATATTTGGAATCCAGAAAATTGGTGTAAAGCTAATCCTTTAGTCGCAAAACTACCAAAAGGACTAGAAAATTTAAAGAGATTTGCAAATGAAGCAATGCAAAAAGGTGGAGAAGATTTAAGAAACTTTCTAACTAAATCTTTAAATGTATGGTATGAGTTTTCAGATGACCAATATATAGGACCAGAAAAATTTAAAGCTTGTAAATCTAAAAAGACATTAGAAGATTTTAGAGGAGAAAAATGTTATGCAGGATTAGATTTAAGTTCTGGAGGAGATTTAACTTCACTAGCTTTAATATTTGTGTATTATGTTGACGGAGTTAAAAAGTATTTTATACATTCACATTCATTTATCCCTAAAAATAGGGTTGCGGAACACATAAAAAGTGATAATGTACCATATGATACTTGGATAAATGCTGAATTGTTAACAGTTACAGAAACTCTTGGTGGAATAAAAACAGATTATAAATATATAATTGCATATTTAAAGTCTTTAATTGAAGAATATGACTTAAAAATTGAACAGTTAGGCTATGATCCACACAATGCAGATACATTTTTAAGTGATTTAGAAGAATTAGGATGTGATTGTGTAGAAATATATCAATCATGTAAATGGCTTAATGACCCTACCGAAGACTTTAGATTAGAGGTAGAGGCTGGTAATGTTGAGTACAATGAGGGAAATGAACTTTTAGAATGGTCAGTTACAAATGCAAAGACAGTTTCTAACTCAAATGGAGAAATTAAGATAGATAAAGATAAGAGAAACAAAAGAATAGATCCAGTAGACTCTGTTATAGATGCATATAAACTAGCATTTAAAGAAGAAAGATTATCTGATATTAATGAAACAGTTGATAAATATTTTGACATCATGGGATGGGATTAGAAGGGAGGTGCGAAAATGGACCTTATAAAAAGTTTAAAGAATCTAATAATGCCTAAACCACAAACTGTTGATATGAAAAGTGAAAAGTTGTTAGAGTGGCTAGGTATAACAACTAGAAATAAAAATATATTAAGTGAAGTTACTTATTTTACTTGCTTAAAAATGTTATCTGAGACATTAGGTAAAATGCCTATTAAAATGTATCAAGAAACAGAAAAAGGTGTAATAAGAGCAGCACCAAATAAAGCATATAATTTATTAAAGGTTAGACCTAACCCTTATATGACACCCTCTATATTTTGGGCAACTGTAGAAAATAATAGAAATCACTTGGGAAATGCTTATGTTTATATACGAAAAGAATTTAAACGTGAAAAATATGGAGCTACATATGAAATAAAAGATTTATGGATTATGCCAAGTAATGATGTACAAGTTATTATGGACAATAAAGGTATATTTGGAATTAAGGATGCACTTTGGTATATCTATACTGATAGATACACAGGAGAACAATTTGTATTTAAAAATGAAGAGGTACTACACTTTAAAACCTCATTTACATTTGATGGTATATTAGGTGAGCCAGTTAGCGAAATTTTAAAATATACACTTGAGGGTGGAGTTGAAAGTCAAAACTTCATTAATAACCTTTATAAAACAGGACTTACTGCAAAAGCTACATTGGAATATACAGGAGATTTAGATAAGTCAAAAGAAGATAAATTAATAGAAGGTATTTCAAGGTTTGCTAATGGTTCAGATAATGCAGGTAAAATAATTCCTATACCATTAGGTATGAAAATAACACCTTTAAATATAAAACTAACAGATAGCCAATTTTATGAATTAAAGAAATTTTCATCACTTCAAATAGCTGGAGCATTTGGAATAAAGCCAAACCAAATAAATAACTATGAAAAATCAAGTTATTCAAGTGGAGAAATGCAACAACTTAGTTTTTATGTAGATACAGAGCAATTTATATTAAAACAATATGAAGAGGAAATTTGCTACAAATTATTAAGTGATGAAGAGAAAAAAGAAAGTAAGTATTATAAATTCAATGAAAAAGCTATTTTACGAACAGATGCAAAGACACAGGCAGAGTGTTTAACATCCTTTGTAAATAATGCTATATATACTCCAAATGATGCTAGAGCAATTTTAGATATGCCAGCAAAAGAAGGTGGAGATGTATTAGTTTGTAATGGTAACTATATACCTATAACAGATGTAGGTAAGCAATATTAGAAAGGAGGCGAAAACAGTGAGTAAAATATTAAATTTACAAAATAAAGATACTGAAACTGGAGAATTAAAAAATGTTGGTAAAATAGAAATAAAAAATCAAACAGAAGAAAAAGCAGAACTTTATTTCTATGGAGATATAGTTTCAGACAGTTGGAGTAGCTGGTGGGCAGACGAAGATAAATGTCCTCAAGATGTAAGTGACTTCCTTAAAGAACTAGAGAATTCACAAAATGTAGATATATATATCAACTCTGGCGGTGGATCTGTATTTGGTGGAATAGCAATTTATAGTATGTTAAAAAGACATAAAGGTAAAAAGACTGTTCATGTTGATGGATTAGCAGCAAGTATAGCTAGTGTAATAGCACTTGCAGGAGATAAAGTTATAATACCTAAATATGCTAACTTTATGATTCATAACCCTTTAACATTTTTATTTGGAGGATATAACGCTAAAGATTTAAATGAGATTGTGGGAGCTTTAGAAAGTTGTAAGGAAAGTATATTAAATATATATATGGACCATGCAAAAGAAGGAGTAACAAGAGAAGAAATTTCAGAGCTTATGAATCAAGAAACATGGTTTACTGGTGAAAAAGCTGCAGAATACTTTAATATTGATGTAGAAGAAGAATTCGAAGCAGTTGCATGTTCATCTAACTTTTTTGATAAATATAAAAATATGCCAAAAGATTTATTTAAAAATAAAGTTAAAGATAATGAAAATAAAGAAATAGATATAGATGAAATTGTAAATAGAGTAGTTTCAAAATTACAGAATAAAAAAGAAGATGATACAAAAGTAGAAAATACAATTGAAAAAGAAAAGGAAGATTTATTGAAGGATTTAGATTTATACTAAATCTTTTTTTATTGCCAAAATCCAAAAATATATAAAAAGTGAGGAATAAAAATGTCAAAAGAATTATTAGAATTAATGAATAAGATAAAAGCTCAAAAAGAATTAGTAAAGAATTTAGTTAATGAAAATAAAATAGATGAAGCGAAAGCTGCTAAAGAAGAGTTAAAAAATTTAAGTGATAAATTTGACCTTCTTTATGATTTAGAGGCTGGACAAGATGAAGAAGCCAAAAATAAAATTAAAGATGGAGAAGGTATAAAAGTTACTCCAGAAAATAAAGATTCAATTGTTGAATTTGCTAATGCTGCAAGAAATGGATTTAGAATAGATAATAAAATGTCAGTTGGAACTCCAGCAGATGGCGGATATACTGTTCCAGAAGATATATTAACTAAAATAAATACATATAAAGAATCTAAAAAGTCTTTAAAGGATTTAGTAACAGTTGAAAAAGTTACTACTGATAAAGGTCAAAGAACTTTCAAAAAGAGATCACAACAAACTGGGTTTGTTAAAGTAGGTGAAGGAGGTAAAATAGGTGAAAAAAATACACCTCAATTTGAAAGATTAAAATATGAAATTGAAAAATATGCAGGATATTTTACTGTAACAAGTGAATTACTTGCAGATTCAGACCAAAATATAGTTAATACATTAATAGAATGGATAGCAGATGAATCAAGAGTAACTCAAAATAAATTAATATTAGAACAAATAAAAACAATAGATGAGACAAAATTAAATGGATTAGATGATATTAAGAAGGCTTTAAATGTTACTTTAGGTGCTACTTTTAAGCCAACTAGTAAAATAATTACAAATGATGATGGACTACAATATTTAGATACACTAAAAGATTCAGATGGAAAATATATTTTACAGCCAGATCCAAAAGAACCTATGGCTCTTAGATTATGTGCTGGATCATCAACTATACCAGTAGAAGTTTGTCCAAATAGTGATTTATCTACTACAGGAAATAAAATACCTTTTATAATAGGAGATTTAAAAGAAGGTATAGTTTTCTGGGATAGAGCTTTAATGAATATAAAAATGTCTGATACGGCAGCTATAGGAGAATTAAATGCATTTGAAGAAGATTTAACTTTATTTAGAGCTATAGAAAGAGAAGATGTAACAATAAAAGATAAAGCTGCACTTGTAAATGGATATATAGATACAACTGTAGTAAGTTCAGAGCATTAATAAAAAATTAAAGCAAAAAATATTTTAGACTAATAATATGTTGATATTTCAATGTATTATTAGTCCATTAAAGTTTTTGAAACACCTTAGAATCGATTTTAAAAGGTCGTTTTTTTAGCTATTTTTTAAGAAATGAGGGATTAAATGATTCTAAATTTAGAAGAGGCTAAAAAGTTCTTAAAAGTAGATTTTGACGATGATGATGAAGAAATTCAAGACTGTATAGATGCAGCGGAGGAATATTTAAAGGATGCTACTGGAAAAGAATTTGATAGTACAAATAAAAGAGCTAAAAGGTATTGCAAAGTTTTAGTAAATGAATGGTACAAAGATAGAGGACTAATGGAAGATGGAAAAGTAACAAAAAAAGTAAGATTTACATTAACTTCTATTATGACTCAGTTAAAGTATGGTGATTAAATGGCTAAATGTAGATTAACAGAAAGGATAAAAATAGAAAAATTCTCAGATTCAAATGAGACTAATGAAAATGGATTTAGTGAAGAAATTTGGAGTGAATATTATAAATGTTGGAGTTGCTTTGAAAGTATCTCTGGAAAAGAATATATATCTGCTAAAGCAAACAATAGTGAAAATATAGTTACATTTACAGTTAGATATTGTAACAAAGTAAAAGAGTTATTAAAACCTGGAGCAAGTAAAATATTTAGAATAGAGTATAGAGGTTTTTATTATGATATTTTAGATGTTTTAGATTATAAAAATAGGCATGAATTTGTAGATATTAAAGCTAAAATAAATTGTTAGATTTCCAAATAATTCCTTTTAAGTTATAATGTAGCTTGGAGGTGTTATAATATGAAAAAAACATTAATATTAGCTTTAACAATTATATCAGTTATAGCTTTAGTAGGATGCTCTAATAAAAAAGAGGAAAACAAAGTATATCAGCAAGGAGAAAAAGCAATAGTTAAGGATGAAAATGGTATAGATATGTATTCATTAACTATTGATTCAGTAAAAAAGGTTAATGATTTTAAATACAAAGAAGATTTTAATAATCCACAAGAAATTATTGAAGTTACATATACATATGATAATTTAAACAAAGAAGATAAAAATTTGTATATACATGGACAAGACTTAACTGTATTAGATTCAAAAAAGTCAACAGCTGACGGAAGCTCTATGTTCCCAAAAGGAAAACCAAAAGAATTACCTAAGGGCGCAAATTGCACAGTAGATGCTTATTATGGATTAAAAAATAAAAGTGATGAAGTTAAAATACTATTTGAGAGTGATCAATATGGGCAAAAAGTAGAATTTGAAATTCCAATTAAAGAAGATTCAATTTCTCAAGATGAATTAAATAAAAAAATTGCGAAAGAAGCAGTTAAAGCTGATTTTATTAAAATCAATGATAATCAAATGTATGGTAAATCTGTTTTTGCTACTGGAGAAGTTTCAAATATAATTCCAGATGCAGTTTTCCCTACATTTACTTTAAAAGTACCAGAAGACGATGGATATGGAGTATATGAAATTTCATTAGTAGATAAGGGAATGTTAAAAGATATTGAAGAAGGTAAAACTATAACTGTGTATGGTAAGGTACTGGATAGAAATGATTCTGGAATGCCTAGAATAAGTGGAAATTTAATAAAATAATAAAAGATAAAAAAGGAAGCTATATAGCTTCCTTTTTTATCTTTTAAAGAGGTGTTAATATGTCAAGTACTATAGAACTTGAAGGATATGAAGAGTTTGAGGAATATGTAAAAAATATGGCTTTAGATTCGACGACAAAAAGGCAAGCTGTAAGGTCAGGTATAAAAGTAATTGGAGAAGGTTTAGAAAATGATACTCCAGTAGGACCAACAGGAAAACTTGCTGAAATTAAAATATCTGTTAAAGAAAATGCTTTAGCAACAGAAGGAACTGCAAAAAGTAAAGCCTTCTATGATATATTTCAAGAGTATGGTACAAGTGAACAAAAGGCTCATGTAGGATACTTTGAAAGAAGTGTTGAAGAAAACACAGAGGAAGCTATTTCAAAGGTAGCTCAAACGATATTTAGAAAAATTGGGTGATATTTTGGAAAGTAATATAAAAATAGATGCCTCGATTATAAAAAAGAAATTAAAAGAAGTTTTAAATGATAAAGATATATTAGATTTAACAAGTGATAAAAAAGTATATTTTATCCATGCTAATAATCCTAAACCTCCATATATAGAGTATCAAGTTATTAGATCTAGAGGAAGTGAATATAGTGAGGGTAATATAGATTATCTAAATCACTTAGTCCAAATTGATATTTTTAGTTTAGGAGATTATACAAACTTAGAAACAATTATAATTAATAAATTTATTAAAGCTGGATTTGAATACAATCCAGGAAGTCCAGATTTATTTGAAGAAAAAACAGGACTATATCATAAGCCTTTAAGGTTTAATATTGATTTACCAACTAGCTAATCTAAGCTAGTTTTTTTATTTATAAAAGAAAGGAATGATGAAGAATGTCAGCACCACAAAAAATATTACCAGTTGTAAACGTAAGTAAGTTATATGTAGCTCACTTAAAAACTGAAACTGATGAGGGTATAACTTTTGATACTCCTAGGTACTTAGAAGGTATTAAGCAAATAGGAATAAAACCAAAACAAAATAGTGATCCATATTATCATGAAGGAAGAAAAGTTTTAGAGGAACAAACTTTACAAGATGTAAAAGTAACTTTAAATATAACAGATTTATCAGATGAAGATGAATGTTATGTTATGGGGCATAAGTTAGCTAAAACAGGTGGCGTAATAAAAAATGATAATGATATAGCTCCAACACTTGCTATTTTATATAAAGCAGAGAAAGCTCAAGGAATAGATAAGTATGGAATACTATTCGCTGGAACATTTGGGTTATCAGATGAAGATTTAAAAGATAAGGAAGGTAAAGCAAACTTCCAAGCTAAGAAAATAGAGGCTAGTTTTAGACCTTTAATAAATGGATTATGGCAATACAATGTATGCAGTGACTCTCCTAATGTAACACCAGAGTTCTTAAAGAATTTCTTTAAACAAGTTACTGTACCTGAAGAAAAAACAGATGTAGTTAGTTCTGAACATTAATATAAAATACTAAGGAGTGAAGTTAAATGAAAAGAAAATTTAAAATAGGAAATGAAAATTTAGATTTTGAAATGACAAATAAGACTATATTTGATATAGATGAAAGATTTGATAACTTTGGAGATGTAATAAATGGGGTTATGTACGGTAAAAACTTATATAATAATGCTTTAAAAGTTATGATATGTTCTTGTACATCAAAAAGAGTTGATAAAGATGGAAATGACAATCCATTAACTATAGATGAATTAAAAGAAAAATTAACTCCAGATCAAGTTATAGATGAAATAATACCTTTTGCAACAGATTTATATTTTGATTACAGAGGGGTTAAAACATCTGATACTACTAACGAAGATAAATCAGAAAATAATAAAAAAAAATAGATTTAAATGAAAAGCCATTTAATATAAATAGGCTTTTTTTTATTGCAAAAACACAACTAAATTTCACAAGACAAGAGTTCTTCGATAGTACATTCAAAGAAATTGTTATGTTAATCGAAGAACTCAATAAAACATACGAAGAACAAACTCAATCAGTTTCAGATGATGGATATGTTGAAAAAGTTGTAAGTATAGATGAAGTACCTTTCCTATAGAAAGAGAAAGGAGTATAAATGAATGATACAGAAAAACGAATAACCGCAAAGATGATACTTGATGATTCTGGATACTCCAGTACATTAAAAGGCATAAATTCAGAAATTAAAAATAATAAAAGTGAATTAAAAGCAGCTCAAAGTGGTTTAGAGGCATTTGGTAAATCTACCGAAGGTGTAAATAGGGTTCAAAGCTCATTACAAAAACAATTAGATTTACAAAATAAAAAGTTAGAAACTTATAAAAAGAGTATTAAAGATGCTACTGAAACATTACAAGGTAATATACATAAAAGAGATGAATTAGCAAAGTCTCTTTCTAAGGCTGAAAAAGCTCATGAAATGGCTATAAAAAACTATGGTAAAGAAAGTAAAGAGGCTAAAGAAACTGAAAAAGCTTTAGAAGAATTACAAAAAGAACATGATAAGCTAGATAGAGCTGTAGAAAATAATGCTAAGACATTACAAAACTATGAAACTCAAATGAATAAAGCAGAAACAGAGGTAAATAAAGCTCAATCTGCTATAAATAAATTCAATAGAGAAGTAGAAAATACCCATAGTGTAGGTAATGCATCTAAAAGGCTTGAGGCCTTAGGAAATAACTTCAAAAAAGTAGGTAGTAAAGCTCAAGAAATAGGTGGAAAACTTACTACTCATGTTAGTTTACCTTTAACAGGAATAGGAGTAGCTGCCGCTCATGTAGGTATGGAATATGAGGCTCAAATGGATAAGGTAGCAGCTATTTCTGGAGCTACAGGTGATGATTTTAAAAAGTTAGAAAATAAGGCTCAAGAAATGGGAGCTAAAACTAAATTTAGTGCTGCACAAGCAGGCGAAGGTATGGAGTATATGGCAATGGCTGGTTGGAAAACTGGTGATATGCTCGAAGGTATAGAACCCATACTAAATTTAGCAATTGCATCTAATGAAGACCTCGGAACTACTTCAGATATTGTTACAGATGCATTAACAGGATTTGGATTAAAAGCTAAAGATGCTGGTATGTTTAGTGATGTATTAGCAGCTGCAAGTAGTAATGCCAATACTAACGTTGGTATGATGGGAGAAACTTTTAAATATGCCGCTCCTGTAGCTGGGGCATTAGGATATAGTGTTCAAGATACTTCTTTAGCTATAGGATTAATGGCTAACTCGGGTAAACTTATATGCTCGGTTACTAAGAAATTAGTAGCATAAACTACTGCTCTAATTCGGTAGAACTCTAAGTTGTATAATACAATATGACAATACCGAGCCAAGTCAATAAGGAAACTTTTGAAAGGTGTAACGACTAGATAAAGTAAGCTAAGTAATTATTTATATGCTGAAATATCCACGAAAGGGCAGAGCCTTAACAAGTAAAGTTGAAGGTTAAGATATAGTCTGAGCTATATGGAAACATATAGAGGTTAGGATAAAGAGCCTAACGATAACAAAATGATAAAAGCAAGTCAAGCTGGTACTGCACTTAGAGCAGGGTTAACTAACTTAGTAAAGCCTACAGATAGTATGGCAGCTATGATGGAGAAGTATGGAATATCTGTAGAAAATAGTGACGGTAAGATGAAAAGCTTTAGAGAAGTAATGTCTGACCTTAGAGAAAAAATGGGTGGTTTAGATGAAGCTACCCAAGCTAGTGCCGTTGCAACTATCTTTGGGAAGGAAGCCATGTCTGGATGGCTTTCAATTATAAATGCTAGTGAAGGTGATTTTAATAAATTAGCAAATGCTATAGATAATAGTGAAGGTGCTACTGCTAAAATGGCTAAAACTATGAGTGAAAATGCAAAAGGTAGTTTAGCAGAAATGAAAAGTGCCCTAGAAGGTGCAGCAATAAAAACTTTCCAAGCGTTAGCTCCAGCTATAACAAGTGTTGCTAGAGATATTACTAAATTAGCAAATAGCTTTACTAATTTAAGTCCTCATACACAAGAATTTATAGTTAAAGCAGGAATGGCTGCTATTGCAATGGGTCCTGTAACTAGTGGCCTAGGTCATGTATCTAGTGGTATAGGGGGCTTAATTGGAACTGTTGGAAAGTTTAAAGCGTTAAAAGCAGCTGCTACATTTAAAGATTTCTCAAAGATATTATTAGGACTAGCTCCAGCAGCAGAAACTGCAGGAGCTGGACTAGCAGGAGCGGAAGTTGCTGCTGGAGGTTTTGGTGCTGCCGTTATAGGTAGTTTAGGACCAATTGCATTAGGTGTAGCTGCAGTAGCTGCCGTTGGATATGCAGGATATAAAGTTGCTGAACACTTAAATAAAAGTGCCACACCTGCGGTAGATTTATTTGCAGATAAAGTTGAATATAGCAGGGATAAGTTTGGAAACTATGCACAAGCTACAGAAAAAGATGTAATTAAAATATCTAAAGCAACAAAAGATAATGTACAAGCTTACTTAGACTTAGATAAAAAAGCCAGCGAATCTATAATGAATTTAAAAATGAACTCAGATAAATTCTCAAAAGAAGCAAAAGATACTGTAGTTAAGAACTTTACAGAAATGAGTAAAAAATCTAGTAGTCTATCGAATGATCAAAGAGAAAAAATGACTGTAGATTTTAAGAAATTAGTTTCTGATACAGGAGTTTTAACTAGTAAAAATAAAGATGAGATAATAAAACAATATACTGCAATGGTTAATGGTACTAAAGGCTTAACTCAAAAACAAAAGGATCAAACTATAAAAGACTTTAAAGATACATTAAATAAAAGTGTAGGATTAACAAAGAAACAATCTCAAGAAATGCAAAAAGTTTATACAGACATGGCTAATAAAATTAAAGATGGAATGGATAAAAAAAGGGATGAAGACCTAAAAAGTCAAAAAGATTTCTTTGCTAAAACTAATGTTCTTTCAGCTAAAGAAAAAGAAGAAGCCTTAAAAGCAACTAAAAGCCATTGGACTAAACAAAAACAAGAAATAGATGAAGCTCAAAATAAAATTAATGCAATATATGAAAAAGCTGCAAATGAACATAGAAAATTAAAGAAAGAAGAATTTGACGAAATTGATAAACTTCAACAAAGTATGAAAACTAGTGCTATAAAAACTTTATCGGATAATGAAGTTGAAGCTAAGGTAATTCTTGAAAGAATGAAGGATAATGATGAAAATATAACTGCTGAAATGGCATCTAAACATATAAAAGAATTAAATGCATCTAGAGATAAAGCTATTGAAGCTGCTAATGATGAGTGTGATAAAAGAATAGCTGAGGCATATAGAATGCAACAAGAGACTGGTTCAATAAGTGAAGAACAAAGAGATAAACTTATTGAAGATGCAAAGAAGCAAAGAGATGAAACTGTAGCTGCTGCTAAGGAAACAAGAGATAAAGCAGTTAAAGAGATTACTTCAATGAATAAAACTATAACAGAAGATGTTGATACATCTACTGGAAAAATGAAAAGTTCCTTTGAAAAGTTTTGTGATTGGTGGAATAATGTATTCCATCTAGAACCAAAAACTGCAACAGTAAAAACTAAATATGTAAATGAAGGGAAAAAGCCTGGAGGAAACTGGACAGGTAACTCATACTTTAAAGGTGGTTTAACATATCTTCATGAAAGAGGATATGAGCTATATGACTTACCAAGTGGAACTAAGATATATAACCATGAATCGAGTGAACAAATGGTTTTAGAGACTGCAAAACAAACTGCTCAAGGGGTTATAAACTCTATGATGAAAAATAAAGGTGATTCTAGTGGAGATATTATAATACCTATTAGTATCGCAGGAGAAGAAATAGATAGAGTTGTAGTTCCAAGAGTTTCAAATAGACTTGCTTTAAATACAATGAGAAGAAGGAGGTAACAAATGCTTATAAACAATATAGATATAAATAAGTTTAATGCTAGGGTTTTAGAAGTTAATATTCAAAACTCTAGCATTAATAATTTAAAAGACTTTGAATGTAAAAATAAATTGCTACCTCTTTTCTTAGATTCTAAAGTTGAGTTGAATTTAATTACTGTTACTCTTTTAGTCAACTCTTTAGATAAGAAACAATATTATTTAGATAAAAGTAACTTACTAAGCAATATGATAAAACCATTTGAAATTTATTTTAAAGACAGAAAATTAAAGTTTAAATGTATTTTAAATGGTAATTCAGATCAAGCTAGTTTAAGGCAAATAAGAGGTAGAGTACAATTAAGTTTTATAGGATATAACATAGAAGGAGAAGTTATAGAAACTATAAATAGAATTAAAAATAAAACTATATTAGGTAAAGGGAATACTAAAGTACCTTGTATAGTAGAAATAACTCCAATTATAGATATGATAGATTTAACTATAACTGGTTTAAGCGAAGATCCTTTGATAGTTAAAAACTTAAAAGGTAATAAAACAATAATTATAGATGGGATTAAGGGAACTGTTAAACAAGATGGTATCAATAAATTTGATGATACTGATATGTGGGAGTTTCCTTTTTTAGTACCTGGAACAAATACTATTACAGTAAATAAAGATACTTGCAATATCACAATAAAATATAATCCAAGATTTTTATAATAGAAAGGATAATAAAAAATGTTAAATACAACTAAAACAATAAATTTAAATGGAGAAAGTAGAATAGGGGATACAATAATTGCTAATATGTATGCTACATTATCTACTAATGGATCAGGAAATGAAAATATAAATAAAACTATATTAAATCAAGAATTATACAATGCAAATAAAACTGAAGTAAGAAAATATATGAGAGCTTTTGAAGACTTAGTTTATGAAGAACAAGATAAATTATATACAGATATAAATAAAGTTAAAACAGAAAAGGTAGGTAAATAATTATGAAATTGACTAATAAAAAAATATTAAACGATGCTATGACTATAGGTTCAATATCTAATAAGGAATTACCAATTAAAGTTTCTTATGCTTTAGCTAAAAATATATCTAAAATAGAAAAAGAATTGGAAATATATAATAAAGAAAGAGAAAAGTTAATAGAAAAATATAGCGTTAAGGATGAAAATGATAAAACAGTTATAGATGAAAATAATCAAATTAAAATCCAAGATATATACTTAGAAAAATGGAATAAAGATATAGAGGAGCTACAAAATATAGAAGTTGAAATAGATATACATAAGTTTAAATTAGAAGAGTTAAATGGATATAATATGACTCCTGCTGAGTTAATGGCAATAGATTATATGATAGAAGAATAGCTATAATTGAAGTTTTATAGAAAGGAGGGAAGCCTCTTTTGATACATTTATATAATAAAGAAAAGAAAAAAATAGCAGGATTAATAGAGTATAAAAATTTATCTATAGAAAAAATATTGGAGAGTGGTGATAAAACACTCTCTTTTTCATATCCAAAGACTTCAAATTACTATTTTGATATAGAAGAAGAATGTTATATAAGGACTAAAGAAGATGAATTCGTAGTAAAAGAAAAAAACGTACAAAGAGATTATACTGAATTTAAATGTGTTCTAAATTTAGAAAATCTAGAGGGTAAACCATTTGAACGTTATGAAAGTGTTGAACAGCCTATTGATAAAGCTTTAGCTCTTGCATTAGCTGGAACTGGTTGGATTGTAGGCAAATGTAGTTTAAATAAACAAAGAACTGTTAGAATGAGTAATTGTTCCAGTTTAGAAATAATTAGAGAAATCAAAAAAATATATAGATGTGATTTAGTATTCAATACTTTGACTAAAACTATAGATGTATATGAGCATTTAGGAGAAGATAAAGGAACTTATTTTATTGATTCTTTAAATTTAAAAGAGTTATCTATACAAGGAAATTCATACGATTTTTTCACGAGAATTATACCTATAGGAAAAGATAATCTTAGAATAAAAGATATTAATAATGGAAAGGAGTATGTAGAAAACTACCAATACTCTAATAAGGTTAAAACTGTTTATTGGAAAGATGAAAGGTATACTATAGTTGAAAATTTAAAAGAAGATGCAGAGGCTAAATTAGATGAAATATCTAAACCTTATAGAGCTTATGCTGCTGCTATTATAAACTTAGCTAAAATTAGTGATGATTATAAAGATATATTAGATTATAAATTAGGAGATACAATAACTCTTATATCTAAAGATAATAAATTTAGAGATAAACAAAGAATAGTTAAAATTATAGAGCACCCAGATGAACATGAGTTAGATACTATAGAACTTGCTAATACAATACTCAGTTTTGAAGAAAGGCAAACAGAATTTCAAGAAGCAGCAGATACAGTAGATAATATTACTACTGATAATGGAACTATAGATGGTTCAACTATAAATAGTATACAAACAAATCAAATATCTGATTTTGAAGTAAATGTAGCTAAAATTACTGACTTAACTGCGGTTAATGCTAAAATAACAAATTTAGAAGCTCATAATGTAACTATAACAGGTCGGCTTAATTCTGTTGAAGCTACAATAGGAACTCTTGAAGCAAACGTAGCTTCAATAGACAAATTGATTGTAACTCACACTGCATCAATAAATGAATTACAAGCTAATAAAGCTAGTATTACTCAATTACAAGCTATAAATGCAACTATACAAGTATTAGAAGCTAATGTAGGTAAAATTGAAACTCTTGTAAATGGAAATTTATCTTCTGAAAATATACAAGTAGGCGGTATTACTGGTGATAGATTAAACATGAAAACTATATTTGTTGATGATGCAAATATAGTTAGTATAAATGCATCTAAAATTTATTCAGGAGAAATAAGCACAAATAAAGTAAAGATTAAATCTGATGATGGTGGAATTGAAATCATAGGAACTACTTTGCAATTTAAAGATAAAAACAATAAAGTTAGGATCCAAATGGGAAAAGATTCTAAAGGAGATTTTAATTTTATTATTCTTGGAGATGATGGAACAACTACTTTAATAGATCATACTGGAATAAAAGAAAAAGCTATAGCTAATGATTTAATAAAATCAAATATGATTGCTAGTAATGCAGTAGGAGAGAAACAAATCGATTATTCTAGTTTCTCAGAAGGCTTTAATAAAGATACAAATACACATACATTAAATGCAACAAAAATTAAATTAAATAATCAGAATCAAACTTTAGATGTTGCTTTTAATCAGTTAAAAACACAAGCAGATGAAAATAAAACTACAACTGAAAGTAATAGTACAACTATAGGTGTTATGCAGGGCAAAATAAGTACTGCTATAAATAATACTAAGATAGTAAAAGATGGTAAAACAGTTTTACTTAAAGATGATTATAACCGTACTGTAGCTACTGTGGATAGTATGAAATCAACTATAGGAAGCCATACAACACAAATTAATAATGCTACAGGTAAAATAAATGGTGTTGAAACTAAAGTAAATAGTGTTGAAAGAAATTTAAATAGTATAACGGCTAGGGTATCTAGTACAGAAACAAATATAATTACCGTAACTGCTACCGCTAAAGATGCTTTAAATAAAGCTACTACGGCTACTGCTAAAATAAATGGCTTAGAAATAGGAGGAAGGAATTTATTAAAAGATTCTAGGGACTCTCTATCTTCAACAACTGTTAGTTTAAAATTAGTTGGAAGCTTAACAATTGATAAAAATTCATTAAGTGGAAAAACAATAACTATATCTTTAGCTTTTGATTTTGAGGGATTAACACCCATTGATGGACAGTCTAATAGGCTTGGTTATGAGATGGGAATAAGTTTTGAGGATGGCTCTAGTTTCTATATATCATGTTGGAACTATGTTAACTCTTCTACTAAATTCAAAGGTAGAAAGTTTAATACTCAAACTATTCCAAATAAACCTATTAAGAGTATTAACTACTCTGGATTGTATATTCAATGTAATGCTACTAGAGCTTATATTGGAAATCCTAAGCTTGAATTTGGAAATAAAAATACAGATTATACTCAGGCTCCCGAAGATTTTGAATATGAAATAACCACAACTAATAATAAAGTTGCAAGCTTAGAAACTAATTTAAATTCTATAACAAGTAGAGTTACAAGTGTTGAAACAACTACAGTAAACCTACATGGTCAAATTAGCAACTTAAGTACTAGAGTGAATACAGCAGAACAAAAGATTACAGATAGTTCTATAGTATCTACTGTAACTAAGTCTACCACTTATAAAAATGATTTAAATGGTAAGGTTAGCACTAGCTATGTAGTTTCTAGTATAAATCAAAGTGCCGAAGCAATTAGAATTGATGCAAGTAAAATAGACCTTCAAGGAGCGGTTAGTGCTGGAGGAATTTCTCAAGGTAATTATATTAAGATAGAGCAAGAAAATTACACTACTTATAGAAATCATAAAAGAACTATTAACATAGGTACTATAAGAAGATTTGGATATTATTTGCCATGTGTTTATTTGGGGGCGAATGGATATTCAGACACCTCAACTGGGTTAGATGGTAGATATGGGGCTTTATTCCACGATGGAGATAACTTAATCCTATCTCACAAAAATAATAGAACCGGAGTTTGGAGTTCTCTAAAGTTTTATCCTTATGGAGATACAATGATTAGTGCAGAAAATACAATAGTTTTATCTGCGTCTGCTGGAATACAATTTAGGGATAGTTTAACTTGTGATGTAGGGAGTACTTATAATATAGGTACTAAAAATTTACCTTTTAAAAATGCTTTTATGAAAAGATTAGCAATACTTGATTTTGATACGAATAATGAAGGGGTAGTGCTTGAATCGTGGGGAGAACAAGGAAGAAGATTAGCAGTAATTTCAGCGGGGAATAATGATGCTGATTTATGTTTTAGAACATCATATGAAGATAATAGAATATTTATGGATAGATGGCATGGCCATTTTTATCCTAATAAAGCAGCATCACAAGATTTAGGATTATCAGATAGACCTTGGAAAACTGTATTTATGCAAAATGCACCTTCTGTTATGTCAGACCGTAGGGTAAAAGAAAATATACAATACTTAGATTCAACTGTTATTTCAGATATGTATGCTTACGTAAAAAATGATTTAAAACTTGCTAAATTTAATTATATTGGTAATAGTAAATCTACTTATGGATTTATAGCTCAAGATGTTGAGTTTACTAAAATCGGTAAGGAGATTGTATTAAGAAGTGAAAAAGGAAATTTAAGTTATGATATGGGCTCAAGAATGGCTGTTTTAGAAGGAGCTTTAAAATTGGCTATCTTAAAAATAGAAGGTTTAGAACAACAATTAGATATTAACAGATCTAGCTAGAAAATATTTTTCACTTCAAAACTTTATAAAACTGAAAATCAATAAATATAAAGACACAAGGACTATATAAAAATAGTTCTATTTTTATGCAATTTAAGGAGGATGTATGAATATAGAAGTTACAGTTATATGTACCATTGTAGGTGCAATAATTGGTTATATGAGTTATCAAAAGAAGAATCAAAAAGACATTGAAGATGATGCAGCTCAAAAAACTTTATTAGCTACAAAACTTGATTATATTAGCAAAGGCGTAGATGATATTAGAGTTGATATTAAGTCTCAAGATAGAAGTATTAGAGATTTAACAGTTCGCATGGTTAAATGTGAAGAAAGCACAAAATCAGCTCATCATAGATTAGATGAATTAATTTCAAAAGGAGATGGTACAAATGAAAAATAGAGTAAAAAATCCATATTTTTGGCTAGGATTAGGCGGAGTTATATTCAGTGCAGCAGGAGTAGATTTCAAAACTTTAACTAGTTGGAGTTTATTAGGTAATGCCCTATTAGATATATTAGCTAATCCAGTTGCAGTTGTTGCTGTTATAGCAGCAGTTATAGGTGTAGTTGTAGATCCATCTACAAAAGGTTTAAAAGATAATAAGTAAATAAATTAATTAGAAAAATTAAGTTAATAAAAGGCAATAAAATTATAGACTCATTGAAGTCTTTTTTTATTGCCTTTTTAAATATAAAAATATAAATTTTTGGAGGTATGGATATGTTAAATAGTTTTAATACACACGGTGGACACGATGCACAAGGTAAGGGAGCAAGTGGAGCATGTGCAAAAGTCGAAGGTATAGGATGGTTTTATGAATCAGTAGAAGATAGAAATGTAAAAAACGACCTTAATGATATACTGAGACATGATTATGGAAAAACTGTTTATGATTGTACTGTTGATGCAGCGGGGACACAACAAGCCAACCTATCTCAAATAGTTGCGAAGTGTAATGCACATAAAGTAGATAGAGACATTTCTATACATTTTAATTCAGGTCGTGATGACGAAAATGGTGATGGAGATAATGCTGGAGTAGAAGTTTGGCTTTATGATAATTCAGATTCACAATTAATTAAAGAGGCTGAACGTATATGTGCAAATATTAGTAAATTAGGATTTGACAATAGAGGAGTTAAATTCGATAAGAAATTATATGTATTAAGAAACACACATGCTAAAGCTATGTTAATTGAATGTTGTTTTGTTGATGATAAAGATGATGTAGTTTTATATAAAAAAGTAGGTTCTAAAGCGATAGCGAAAGCAATAGCTGAAGGTATTTTAGGTACAACAATAAATAATTCTAATAACAATTCATCAATAACAACAAATAAAAATATAGATGTAACTTATCAAGTATATGCTAGTGGTAAGTGGTTACCTAATGTGACTAACTTAAATGACTATGCAGGCATATTTGGTAAACCAATACAAGCAATATATGCAAGCTTAAGCGAAGGTAGTATAAGATATAGAGTTCACACTATAGATGGTAAATGGTTACCTTGGGTTAATGATAGACAAGATTACGCTGGTATATTAAGTAAAAATATAGATGGATTACAAATGCAATTAGTAGGATTAGACAATTATAGCGTTCAATATAGAGCATATGTAGGGGGTAGATGGCTACCTTGGGTTACTGATTTAACTGATTACGCTGGTATATATGGTAAACCTATAGAAGGGATACAAGTACAAGTTATAAAAAAGTAAAAAAATATGATATAATATTACTATTAAGGAATTCATTCAATAAACTAACTGTCGTTTTAAAATTCAGTAGTTGCTAGACCTATTAACTAGAGTATAAAGGAGTACTCAAGCCAACGAGTACTCCTTTTTTTATTGCTTACTTTATTCCTTTTTTTCTCCATATTCTCTAACCATTGCACTTTCTTTTACAACCCAATCTCTACCAAACTTTTTACAATCTTCAGCAGCGATTAATTTTCCAGTTTCAACTGCCTTTCTTAGTGTAGAATCTTTTAACCCCCATAATTTAGTTGCCTCTGCAAATGAATATAATCCTTTAAAGCTACACATAGTTTTTACCTCCTATGAAAATAAATATTTCACTGCTAATACTACAAGAGCTATAGCTCCTATAAATTTAATTAAAGCTAAAGTTAAATCAATTACACTTTTTACTAATTCTTTTTTATTATTTTTCATTGTAATTAAAATGGTCATGTATTATTATAAAAGTAAGGGTGGTGGTAGGAACACCACCCTTATGTTTTATAGGCTTTCTAGTATCATTTTGATGATTGCTACTAGAGTTCCTATTTCAAGTGCGAGTTCCGTAAGTGCTTTAATCACTTTCGTGAACTCTTTTATTTTTTTGACCATTTCCTTACCTCCTTTCTATATTTATATTATATCACGTATACGTGATATAGTCAATACTTTTCATAAACTTTTTCTTATTTTTTCCAAAAAAATATACTCCTTGAGAGCATACTGCTTACATATATAAAATTGTTAATAACTTTAAAAAATCTGTTGATAAGTCATGTAATTTCTGTTGATAACTTTTATATACTGTCAAATGACTGACATAGAGTATATATATCATTCAAAATCATTGAAAATACAAGGTTTTATAAAAAACGGCATGAAACTCCATCTTCTATGCCTTTTTTAATATATCCCTTTTTTATTATTTATAACTCGACTTATAGTTGCTTTGCTCCATCCTGTTTCCTTTGAAATGTAACTATAACTTTTCCCATTCTCTTTTAACTGTTTTATTCTTTCTATATCTTCATCTGAAATTTGTTTTTGCTTAGTTTTAAATTTGCTATTTGATTTAAGTTTATCTAATTCATTATTTAACTTTTTTATCTCTATATCTTTATCTGAAATTTGTTTCTCATAAAAAGAAACCATCTGATTATATTCTTTTATATAATGAAATGTCCAATTATAATTATTGTTTTTTAGTTTCTTAAACAGATGTAACACTCCCTTCATTGTTTCATAGGATAAGAAACTAATTCTACAGATATTTATAAATTCCTTTTAATAAAAAAGAACCAGTAAACTGGCTCTTTTTTCTTTATATTATTAATATTCTTCTAGTTTCTTGTTATTTTCATTTATATATCAAATAAATGATTTATTCTAAATCAGAAAAATCCATATTATTTATAATATTATCTATATCAAATTTATTTTCTTTTGATTTTTCATTTTTATCTATTTTAGCATTATCAAATTTATTTCCTTTAAGTTTTTCGTTTTTATCTATTTTAGCATTAGATCCATTCAGTTTTTCTATAACTATATTTGCTAATTTATCATAGTCTATATTAGTTAAACTATCTTGTCTATTTTTTTCAAGCCTAGCTAAATCTTTTAAAAAGCTAGCTTTAGAACTTTTTGAATTTATAAAGTCATATAAATCTTGTTCTTTATCAGTAAAAGTCACTCTTATTTCTTTTGCCATTGTGCTACACCTACAATTCTATTTCCACGAGCATTTGCTTTTATATTTTCTACTACTATTGTTTGAGGATAAATCTTACTAAAAGGAGTTTTCACTTTCTTAGCTCCACCTCCTGCTAAAACTATATTTGAGTTGCTTAAGTTTGGATATAATCCCTTTAACTCATTTATTAATGTTCTTAAACAATCTTTTATAAGTTCTAATTTATATGCATTTTTTTCTTTTTCATCATCTTCATTTATACTTGGAAGTTTTAACTCTCCATCAAAATATTTTTTTGCATCGGCTAAAGATATAACCATATTATATGGTTTCTTACTTAATATCTTCCTTGTATTTCTATATATATCTAATAATCCTAACTGAATCGAATCTCCGTCTACAAACTTCATATTTTCATCGAATTCAGCTATATCTGTTGTTCCTCCGCCTATATCTATAACATATGTTTTTAAACCTTTTTGACATTTCTCCATAGCTCCATTAGCTTTTAATCCATAACCTTCTGGAACAACTTTTAAATCTAATATCTCTATTTCTCTTTCTTTATTTCCTACTTTTATTTTTTGTTTATTATTTGCCATAATAAAATCTCTTAATTCATCCTTACGGTCTTCATATTGTCCTGCTGGTATACCTATAACAGCTTTTATTTGATTTTCTTCAGTAGCTTTAAAAAGAGGATAGAATATAAGTGGTAAGAAATTTTCTTTTTCATGCTTTACTACATCATTTTCAAAATCTCCCGACTCTGATACATATTTTTTACCATTAAACTCAAATACTTCATTTCCTCCTAAATCATCTTTACTAGACCATTCTTTTAGTCTACTTTCTATTTGTATTTCTTCATCTTCACTTACTACTATAGTTGTTATATTTCCTATATCAATTCCTGTTATTTCTATCATTTTTACACCCTCCTAAATTGTTATAAATTTCGGCGTTCGTATTTTAACCATTGTACAAAATTGTTAGTAATTATGTATGTTTTAATTTAATTATATCTATTTTCAATAAAAAAATCAAGTATTTTTCACAAAATTGTTAGTAATTATGTATGATTTATATTTTCACGTTACATAATTGCTAACAATTTTGTAATATTGAATTTATATATTTATTTTCTTTTACGTGGCGTATTATCCGAAGTTAGATTTTCGGAATTCAGTTCGTTCGTAGTATTTTCAGTTGATTTAACGATAGGATTCATACGAACTATGTATTTCATTTTTTGATGTATTCTTTAGATATTTTGTAAAATAATCTTTGCAGTTCATTGTTCCACATCATTTGGTTTGTTTATTTTTATTATATAAATTTGACTGTTTGAGAGCCAATTTAAACTATATTTTTTTGATTATAGATAGATTTTACGATAAAGGTTATAAAACTTCTATAAACTCCATTAAAACGGTTTTTATATGTAATTTATACTTTTATTCTATGTAACAAAATTAATTAACTTTTCAAAGGCGAATTATTAGAATTTACCTTTTTGATTTTCTAATAGCATTTTTTCTAATTCATCAGAACTATACTTTCTAAAAGTTTGATTTATATTGTGTTGTGTAGTTACAACTTTTTTTGTTTTTATATTTGAATTAGATCCATTACTTATTTTTTTTCTAAAGTCCTTGTCAGATATATTTCTCTCACGCTCATATTCTTCAAGTGTAAACTCTTTATCTTTTACACAATTAAGAATTGATGTTTTTAAGTAAGAGTATATCTTTTTATCTGTAGATGCATTTGTAACTGCTTTTTCTAATAATAAGTCAAATAATTGATTTGATAATTGCATACTATTTTCTTTTAGGAATTTTACTATTGGAGGTGTTACTCTACCAACACCAGTCCATTCTTTGTAAAGTTGTTTTCTTCTGTTCAGTTCGTCATCATCAATCAGACTGTTATTATTAATACTGTTACTATTAATACTGTTATTATTATTATCTTCCTTATTTTGAGGTTCCTCAGTTTGAGGTTCCTCATTTTGAGGAAGGTCAGAAGATGGTGTATTCCCAATAGTTTCACTGTGGCATTTAGTATTTTTTACTGTCGTTTTACTATCAGTATCATTTACTGTAATTTTAGTATTTATCATTTGCTTTAATATATATAAATTGCTATCAGCAACCCATTTACCATCTTTATTTTGAGTTCTTCTTTGTTGTACTTCTATGTACCCTAAATCTTTTAAAGGGTTAAAATATTTATAATATCTTGTTTTAGAGATTTTTAAATCATATAGAATAGTTTCTAATTTTGGAAATGATGTTTCTCCAGCTCCACAGTAAGAGCTAAAGTACATGTAGATAGCTTTACTTTCTATGTCTAAACGTTGATCCTTCATTACTAATTTTGGAGCAAATCCAAAACCTTTACTGTTTATACCTTCCATTACAACTTTAATTTCAGTCATTTTCTTAATATCCTCCCAATTATAAAAAGCCCTGATATTTTTTATATCAAGGCTTTAGAGGACTAATTTTAAATACATAAAATTAATATTATGTAGTTGAAATATTAACGTATATATGCTAATATAATTACATAAATTAAATATGTAAAAAACAAGTCTACTTAAAAACTACTTGATATCGTACACATATCATTTAGTGCTTCAATCAAGTTCGCCAAAACTTGATTAAGCAGTAGGCTTTTTTTATGTTTAATTTTAAGTTAATGATAAATCTATTTACTTATTTTGTCAAACTAAATTTGATTTTATCAATAAATTGTAGATTTTATATAAAATAAAAAAACTCGATGTCCCCAAAAATGGGACACCGAAAAAACATTTAAATTTCTAAAAAGACTAAAGAATATTATACTTTTTTAATCTCTTTATTTTTTCTGCAACCAATTTAAAAAATAAAAAATATCTATTTGATAAAGATTACAGATATTTTCTATAAGTTCAATTTTCAAATTAGTTCTTTTCTTAGATTCAATCATAGATAGATACGTATTATTAATTTTCAAAATTTTAGATGCTTCTTTTTGACTTATTCTTAATGACTTTCTTTTAGTTTTTAACATTTTTTTCCAAAACCTCCTAAAATTTAGAACAGGCAGTCGAAGTTTGTCGAAATATGACTAAACTTTGACTGCCTGTCAATTTTTTTATGATAAAATTAAATGTAGGGGGTGGAATTATTTGGAAAACATAAGAAAATATAGCCTACATCATGGAAATTGCTTAGAAATTATGAAAAAGATACCTGAAGAAAGTATTAGTTTAATTTTATGCGACCTTCCATATGGAACGACTTCGTGTAGTTGGGATAGTATAATACCATTTGAAGATTTATGGGAACAATACAATCGGATTATAAAGAAAAATGGTGCAATAGTGTTATTTTCGGCTCAACCGTTCACAACTAAATTAATAAATTCTAATTTAAAACATTATAGGTATAGCTGGTACTGGGTGAAGAATAAAACTACAGGATTTGCATTTGCTAAACATCAACCATTAAGAAAGGTGGAGGATATAAATGTTTTTTATAAAAGTAAACCTCTGTATATTCCTCAAGGACTTGTAAAATTAGATAAACCAAAAGTAAAGAAAAGAAAATTTAAAAAAATAAATAATGATACAATTTATGATGAAAATAGTTTAATGAAGGAACATATAGTTGAATACACTAATTACCCAAATAATATTCTGTATTTTAATAAAGAATCTAAAACAGTGCATCCCACACAAAAACCGATAGATCTTCTTATGTATTTAATCAATACATACACAAATGAAAATGGAGAACATATAATTTTAGACAATTGTATGGGAAGTGGTAGTACTGGAGTAGCATGTGCGAAATTAAATAGGAAATTTATCGGAATTGAATTAGATGAAAATTACTTTGGAATTGCTAAAAAAAGAATTGAAAAAGCTTATATGGAGGTCTAAATAATGTTAAAACAAAATTTAAAAAAAGAAATTTTAGATATGATAGATAAAATAGACAATGAAACAATTCTTAGAAAAATTAAATTTATTGTAATAGGCATAAGTGGCAAAAAAATAAAAGCTTAGATTTATCTAAGCTTTTATTTTTTTACAATTCTTTTTATAAATTTTTCAATGAAAATCCAATCTTCATCTTCTAACTTTAACATTTCTTCTATAAGATTTTTTTTAAAGCTATCATTTTCTGCTGCTAACTTACCTACTAAAATATTAAATTCATCATCTTTGCTTAAAGGAGAAAACATATCGCCTTTTCCAAATTCTAACCATTCTTGATTAACATTATATTTAGAACAAATTTCACTAATATTTCTTTGAGTTAAGTTAATCACACCTTTTTCTAAATTGGATATATTAGGAGCACTAAGATTAATGCTCTCTCCAAATTCTTTTTGAGTTAGATTAAGATGCTTTCTTAAAACTTTTAATCTCGTATTCAAAATCAATCACCTCTAGTACATAATATCATAAAAACTTTTGTGACAAAACAAAAATATTAAAAAAACTTTTAAAAATTAATTAAAACTTTTGACACAAAACAAAAAATGTTATAAAATATTTGTAACAAAACAAAAAAGAGGTGAGAAATTTGTCTATAGAAGAAAAAGAATGTATGTTAAAAGAAATTTTACAAGAAACGGATTGCTTAAATGAAAATGACAAATTTGCAGTTATGGCATATATAAGAGGCACACGAGATACTAGAGAAAGAATAAAGAGTGAAAATGAAAAAAGCCATAGTAAGTTAAAGGATATATAGAAAAAACTATATTTAAATAAGTTCTATGTTTAACATAAAAAATTACTTTAAAAGTTAAACATGGAACATTAAATCAAATTTAAATGATAAGTTTAGAATGAAAAATATGGGATTAAAAAAGAGTATGATTTTTAAAAAAAATACACTAAGCAAAAATATAATCAAAGTCTGATTTTTCAAAAGTCCTAGGGGCTTTTATCGGACTTGTAATAAGTATTAACGTTTGAAGAAAAAGTTAATAAAAAATAGCAATAGTTATGGTGATTAAATGAGTAGTAAGAGAACTAGAAAAAGACATTTAAAAAGAGATAGATATACAGGTATAGATTATGAAGTATTACAGAAAAAGATAGATGAAGAAGAGCTTACTGTAAGTGAGATAGAAAAATTAATAGATGTTACTACAAATAGTATTTATGAAACTAAAACTATAACAAGTGGACCTATTAGGGAGATAGAAATATACCCTAGTTTCTTAAAAAGAGATATACCTGAAGAGTTTCGAGTCAAAAACACAAAGCAAGCTCAAAAGAACTTAAATAATAAAAATGCTGAAAAATACTTTATTAGAAAAGCAAACACTAATTTTGGGAAAGGCGACTATTATGCAACCTTAGGATATTTGGATAAGTATAGACCTAAAAGCTTTGAAGAAGCTAAAAAGCATATGAGAAAGTATATAGCTAGACTTAATTATCTATATCATAAGCAACAGAAGTCTCAAGGCATTCCAAAGAAAAAATGTAAAAACATAAAGTACATGTATGTAACTGAAATCTCACAAGAAGGAAAAGGCAAGTGTCATCATCATATTTTAATTAATTCTGTTTTACCTATGGAAGTTATAGAAAGTGAATGGAAGTTTGGGAGAAGAAATAATATTAGAATTGTCTATCCAGACGAACTACATATAACAGGATTAGCTAAATATCTATCTAAAGACCCACAAGGAAAGAAACGCTGGGGATGCAGTAAAGGATTAAAAGAGCCTATTATAACAAGAAGTTTATCTAAATTCTCAAGGAAAAAGATAAACCAAATGTCAGAAAGCTATAACTTAATTGAATATGAAATGCAAAGAGTTAATCCAGGATACAAATTTATAGATGCAAAAGTTGTAAGGAATGAGTTTAATGGCAAATGGTACATAACGGCTAGGCTCAGAAACATAAAAGACTAAGTTGAGGTGAAATATGAAAAAAGTAATAGAAGAATTAGAACAAAGCAAAGTTCAAATTTTAAAATTAATATCTAAAAAGCCTAAAGATAATGACGCTAAAAAGTTACTTGAAGTAGTAGAGAAAACTATTGGATGGTTAGAAAAGGAAAATAAAAAGTTTGAAAAAAATATAGAAGCTTATGGATCTATTGAAGTTCAAATAGAAAATTATAGCTTTATAAGAGATGAAAGAATTGATAAAGGTATATCAGTTTATAAAGTCGATTTAGACGGATTATATGAGTACATAGATTTAATAAAAGTATGTAAGAAGCATCTTAACTCTATAAACAATATAGAAGGCCTTAAAGAGCTTGCTATTGAGTGGTATATGGAGAATATACAAAATGAAAAGGTGGTGTTAAAAAATGAAAATTAAAACTGTAATAGAAAACAAATCATTGGAAAAAGAAGAGTTAATAAATGAAGAAGAAGAAAAAACAGCTCTTAATATATTAAAGGAGTTAGAAGGTCATTTAATAATTAGAGCTGATAAAATTTTGAACTTTTGCATTAAATCACTTAAGTATAAAAAGTATTAATAAGTATAAACCTTAGAATTTAGAATTTGATTTAAAGATTCTACGAAATTAAAAGGAGATGTAATAAATGATAAATTCAGCAAAAAAGTTTTTAGAACTTATGGGAATAGGTGTTTTTAATGCAGATGGAACACCAAAATATATGTCTGAACTGATAAATGAAATTAAAAGTGGAGAAAAAACACCTAATCAAGTAAGAAAAGAATATGGATTACCTCCTATAGAAGGCGGAGATCAATATTATCATAAAAAGTTATAAAAAATAGGGGTGAGATTTGTATGAACGAAGAAATCCAACTTTTAGATAAAAGCGAAATAGTAACAATGACAAGCTTAGAATTAGTTGACTTGATAAATAAGTTTAGAGAAGAGGAAGGAAATGGAACTCTTAAAAGACATGATGTTTTATTAAGAGATATAAGAAATGAATTAAAAACATTAGAGCAATTTGGAATAACTAACGCCCACAATTTTGTGGAGGTTGTTTATATAGACGCTAAAAAGGAACAAAGACCATGTTACAAAATGAACAAAGCAGGAATAATGCAGATGTTAAATAAAGAAAGTGCATTAGTTAGATATAAAACTCAACAGTATATAGAAGGATTAGAAAATAGATTAAAACAACCTTCCAAAATATTAAGTCCTATGCAGCTATTAAAATTACAGTATAAAGCACTAGAAGAGCAGGATCAAAAAATAGAGGAAGTTAAAGAAGATTTAAAAGACTTTAAAGAGGACCTACCACTTTTTACAGTTGAATGTGAAGAAATATCAAAAGCAGTTAAAAGAATAGGAACTAAAATGCTAGGTGGATATGGAAGCGAAGTTTATAAAAATAAATCTGTAAGAACAAAAGTTTATAGTGATATATATAGACAGTTAAAAAGAGAATTTGGAGTTAATAGTTACAAGGCAATAAAAAGAAAATATTTAAATGAAGCTCTTGATATAGTTGAGAAATACAACCTAACAATCGCATTAAAAGAGCAAATAGATATGCTACGTAGCCAGATAACATTTAATTAAGGGGGATATCATGAAAAAAACAAATTGTTTATTTGAAATAGATGGAAAAGTATGTACTCACAAAAATATTTGCGACAAAGAATCTTGCTCCACTAGAACTTTACTAAAAGGGTACTCTAATTGTGTTTTTCTTTTGGATGCAGAAAAAGCTAAGAGATATTTTAAAGAAAATAAATAAGTTCATAAATTAAAGCTTATTTATGAATATTGATAAGTTAACTAAATTAATTTCATTCATAAATTAAGTATTAGTTTATGAAAATTAAGGTGCTGAAGATGGATATAGTTGAAAATTTACAACTTAGGATTAAAGAACTAGAAGCTGAGAATGAAAAGTTAAAAAGACAGTTAAATAAAGAAAAAGGAAAAGTGGGAAGAAAACAAAAGCTTAAAGAGCATGAAATAGAAACTATGAAGTTTTATAGATTTCAAGGAAAAACATATAAAGAGATAGCTGAACTATTTGAATGCTCTATTGGATTAGTTTACAAAGT